ATAGAATTTGTTCAAATGTAACTTTTCCATCTGTAAAAACCATTGTCGCTGGTGATTGTAAGCTTAAAATAGTAACTACTGGCCCGCTATCTTTTCGATCTATATGCGGGTGAATATAATCATCTTTTAGGTATTCATTGATATTAATTGTATCTGGTTTATACTTTAAGAGATTATCTTTTACTAATTTTAGTGCTATTTTATCTATAATTGGTGGTAAATCATTGCTAATATAATTATTTTCACACATAGATTGATCACCATATCTTAACACTCTATTTCTAGATATATATTTCCCTGGAATATCTTTTTTTCTTATTTCGCCAATAATTTCATTCATCAAAATACTATGTTCTTCATCTGATATAAAATTATCATATATATTCAGTCCAAGATTTTCATAATTTATCATAAAATCTCCAATTTAGTGTATATTAAGATGATGTACGTAATTTCTACAGATACATATGGAGTATTAAACTATGGCATATTATTCTGATCCAAACAATCTTTTCCCCGGTTATACCACAAATGAGGATGCGTCTGCTGTATTTCCAGCAATTCAGCTACCAACCTGCTCTGGAGTGGCTGGGAATTTACAGGATATTAAGGAAATTCTTTATTCTATGTTAACTGTTATTGCTGATGACTATGCCTCATTGCCAGCATATGCCAGCGGCGTTAATGTTCAAACACAAGCCAAGAATTTCTCAATTACCTCCGGTTTAGCTGCCGGTTCTAACGCGACAACAATTAAAAACTTTGTGGTATCATTCACTGTGAATTCACCACTAACAGATGTTGCTGATGAAAATGAATATAATCCTGACTGATTCGTAGTAGTATCTTATTTATTATAGTATCAAACCCCCAATATTTTGTTGGGGGTTTTTTATTATATATTTATCTATATCTAACGCAAGCATACCATCCATTACGACCGCGAGCCACCCCAATATCGATTGGAGTTTTTTGACCCCAATAACAACAATTACGAATAGCATGATCTCCAGAAACTTGGCTATAACCAACGCCTTCGTATCCACTATTTCCACCAAAATGTCCACAATATCCTTTATCTGCTTGCATTTGTGCAACACCTTGAGAAGTTGAAGTATCACCATTAGAATATACTTTATTTGTATGAGAGTAGTATTTATTGGGTTTTGCTTCAACAGTGTTATAAAATGACATAATAAACATGAATGCAATAATAAACCTTTTCATAAATCCTCCTTGAAATATGTGATAAGGTGATAGGCTAACCACAATTGATTAGCCTACCACCATTTATTTATCAACGAACAACAGTAACACTACGCGAACGACAAACGCAACCAGAACAGCAATCATTCGTCTTACGCTTGAATGGCTTGACCACAGTGCGAACAACTTCCTTAGTTACTGTTACAGAACGTGACTTGTAAGCGGTGGTGCCACAATCGCCAGCATACAAACCACCACAGACAAGCAAACTTGCACAAACAATTAGAGTCTTCATAATTAATTCTCCTAAGTTTAAAAAACATACCACATCCCTGTGGTTCCAATCTCTACATTGTAACTCGTCAAAGTTACGTTGTCAACTTGAATAAAAATGGAGGCGGCGGGAGTCGAACCCGCGTCCAGAATAGTTTCAATATAAATTTCTACATCCTTATGCGATTATTTTCACTAATCGCCAATGTTATCCGCATTAGCGGAGTCATGTGGACTACCACAATTTCATCCGATTCTTTGCCGGATATACTCAGTTGAAATTATCAACGTCATCATGATTGGGCAATATGGTTCATGCCACCACACTCTTGCCTAACTAGGTCAGGCAGCGAGAGCGAAACGAGTTTCGCCAATTAACATTTTAATCGACTTTTATACTGGCCGGTCGATCAACCAGTGGATGCCATCTATATTTACGTCTACCTGTCGATACCTGTGCGCCCCCTATTTTAAAAATTTAATCAATTCTCTAGGATGTTTATATCCAGTTTTTCTTGATATTTCTTTACCATCATCAAATATTATAAATGTTGGGATACTTTTTATATTATAGCCCGTTATAATGTCTTTGTCAACATCAAAATCAATATCTACCACTTCGTAATTCTTAATTATTTCCGATAATATTGGATCAATATTGATATCTTGTTTGGCTTCGTGACAAAATTTGCACCAACTAGCTGAAAATATTAATAACACCTTTTTACACTTGGGTTCTTGAGAAAAAGATAGGACGGTTGATATTGATATTAAACATGACAACAAAAGGATAGATACTAAATTATTTCTCATACAATAGCCCTCCAACGTGACAATAATTATATTCGTCCATGAATATTATACACTTTTATGTGTTAAGTTTATACACATAAAATTAAAGTACCCCAAACAGGACTCCAACCTGTAACCTTGTCATTAGAAGTGACCTGCTCTATGCAATTGAGCTATTGGGGCAAATGTTATTTGTTTTTATATTTAGCGTAAAAGTCTTTAAACTCTACCTTATTAGAATAAAGGGGAACACAATTGGTTTCTGGAGTATAAGGATTATCTTGAGTGCGAAGATCATATAAATCGCCACGGCTATTCATCTTGCCCCAAGCAACGGGCGTCATACTCCTGTAATGATCTAACTCTTGTCTGAGTTTTTTTAATTCATCTTTAGCATTATTAATATCGAATTGATATGGAACAAGACCAATTTCTACACACTGTAAAACATGATCTAATGGGTTAGCATATTGACTCATCGATGTTTTTTCCTTTTAATTTTTTTATCAAGTCTATTGATATAACTTTGTTCATAGAAGTCTCTGTTGTCTTTTATCTTTTTATCAATTTTATGATTTTTCTTACTCTTAATCTTTAAGTTAATACTTTTATAACCATAAAAAGCCATTACGAAAGGTAGTGCTATTACCGTTACGACAACAAGCAATCCTAGCAAACACAATATTTGCCAAAGTATTACAAAAATATAACTAGTGTCTGGCATAATCAGTCTTTCATGTTAAAGGCAACATCAAGAGTACGACTGATAACGAGTTCACTAAATTTTTGTAGAAACTCTTTCATATCGTCACTTTTGATAACAAGTTCATCATTATTTTGACCAAAAAAATATTTTTCAATAAGACGCTGAGTTTCTTTTTTAGTAGTTGTATTCATGTTGTCTCCAAGGTTATTCTTACTATACCACACTTATCGGCATTGTCAAGACTAGACTTGAGTTTCGTTTAAATCTACTACTATTTCAGCACCATCTAACACCCAAATATCCCAAGTATCATGCGGATCACTTCCCGGTAATTGTTTACGCTTGATATTAAATTTTACATCAAAAATACCACTAATTTTTTGCTCACGATGTAGAAAATAAATGATAGAGTTTTTAATATCATCAGCACTCATTTCTACCCTAGTTTGATTTTTTTGTTTCATAATTTTCCTTTAAGTATTCTACAATCATTCCACTAGCCTCATTAACATTACAACCACCATGATCATACTGAAATCTCATTATACTAAATATAGTATCTTTTTGTTCTGGTGACAACTTTCCTCGCCCCAAATCAAAATATTCATACTCAATATAATCGGCCACACTTTCTGCGAATTCACTAAATGTCATACGAATAACCTATCCTGTAGTAATTCTTTAATAATTTGGTTGATATTCATTCCATTAATAATAACTTCTTTTTCTTTGCTCCACTCTCCAGTATCAACATATTTCATAGCGTTATTATAACACCAACGAATAGCAAACTTTTGTTCTTCTGAAAGATTATTCATAGATATTCTGTTCCCTCAAGAGGATCTTTATCATACGGATAATTAAATGGGCCTAAAACTTTTCTTCTTTTCTCTTTAATAAAGTTTAGAACCTCAATGAAACAACTCTCACAAAGATCAATATTATATTTGCTTCCGTCATTAACTGAACCATATCCCCAACAACTTTCAAGTGTTGCATAATCTGGCCCAACCTCAGAATAATTAGTGGTACTTTTCCCACAAGCGTCACAATGAACGTCATTAACTACTTTTGTGGTTTTTGTTTTCCAAGTTCTCATATCATTCTTTCCACAGTTCCACTTGGCCCATTAATAATCTCAAGAATAACCCTCATAGCCATATCAACATCATAACACAATGTAGCAACTTTTTCATTGTGATAATCAAACTTCGCTGCTATTTGCTGAATTTCTTCAGCAACAATCTTTATGTCGTTTATATCTTCTTGGTCGAGGTTTCGCATAATATCAATTTTGATCCATCTTTGAATGTGTTTTTCTAAAATTTCTAGTAACTTATCCATAAACTACCAGTGGTGAATAACATTAGCAACAATGAATCCGCAAGTAATAAAGTTAACCAATATAATACTTAATTTAATACTAAATGCTGTCCATGCTTCGTATTGAGTTAAGATAGGAATGTCAGGAGCATCATAATCATCCTGACCAACCCTATGATCTATTGCTCTGGCTAGTATTAGCAGTTTACGATTCATTCCTACAACTATCACAAAGAGTAGTTATCCATCCACCCTTATTAGGTTTACCAGCGTTGCCACATTTTTCACAAACCTTATAAGAATATTCTTCTGCCATGCTAACAATCCCACGAACATAATCATCGCCACCACTATAATAGATTCTTAGCCCGCCATATTTTTCTTTAACTTGATCAAATTTCACAGGAACATATTCTAGTTCCTCTTTAATTCTTTCTGGTTGATCAGCCAAGATTCTTTTTCTCTCCTCTATATTTTTTTCATACTGAGATACTCGCCAGCAAACAGACGAGATTAATTCGTACCAACCATTTTCGGCCTCAATGCCCCAAGCTATACACGATTCTCTTGGAGATTTAGTCCTATTAGAAAAAAGATCTGGATATTTCTGGAACAGTTGATCTTGAAGTTCTTGATCCATATTAATACTTATAATAAACTTGTTTGTAATATTCGACCACTTCCTCGTCGGTTGGATAGTGATGACCACAAATCAAACCGTTGGGGAATTTATCAATCATAACCTGTGGATAGCCATTGTCAACTAGCCATGAATTAACATCTGGATATTTATCCCGATCATAAAGTTTAGGAAAACCAAATTTCCAACCAGATGGAGGATCAATCCATGTAAGATTAGACATTACAGATTCTCCACATTCTTTTCAATAATGTTAGCAATAGTCTTAAACTTTCGCCCAGTATCATTCAAGTCTGCCAAATTATACTGGTCATGTATAGGATTATCAGTAGTAAATGCTCCCATGCTATTACTTATTCCAGACCAATCTTTAACCTCTTTTGGCAAATCCTCTTTTTTACCACCAAATCTAGAATATCCATAAGAAAAGTCACTATCATTATCACAAACTTTCTCAGGTAGAGTTTTCTTCTTGTTCTTTTTCATTGTCTCGTTATACAACTCACAAAGCACACCAAGACAACAGTGTTGGGCCTGTCCCTGTTTATTAAATTTCTTGAGAGTTCCTTGACCCTGTTTAAACTTACCACTTCTTAGAGCCTTGACCCATTTTTTAGCCACATCTTTTTTCATATTCTATTAACCTTCCTTGCTGGATCACGCCTTTTGGGTTTATTATAAGTCACGCGAATAGTTTGTTCAATAGTATATGGACTAAAACCAGTTCGTGATGATTTTTGGGCCAATAGTATTTTACGATATACTGTTTCATGTTGTCTCCGTTGTGAGTCTAGTATATCTCACTTATCGGCAGTTGTCAACAGTGACATTTAGAATAAATCGCCATATCCATTAACATAATCGCTAACTCTAACACTAACCATATAAATGCCAATAAATAAAAATACTAGAGCAATCATTTCTTAGCCTTTTTATGTGATAACCTTGTTTCGCTCTTTCTTATAGCATAAACTTTCATTTTTTCCTCATAAAATATTATTCGGTTTTATCTGCATCTTATCACTAGGACTAGCAGCGTATGCAACTTAATCATGCCTTACTAATTTGTTGATAGCAGACCGGGCCACCGAAACCGGGATAGGACTATTCTACCATGCCTGTCGGTAATTGTCAACTTTTTTAGGATCATAAAGAGTGGTACTCATTAGAATATAATTCTCATCAAAATGCTCTAAACCCCACTGTGATGCTTCTTCACCACTATTAAATGGGCCAAAGTATTTTGTTTTTTCTGACGCTTCCTCAGTAACTATTAAGATAAATTTCATTTATTTTACCAATTCTCTGGCATGGGAATTTCATCAACATCAATATAACATACTATATCTTCATTATCAAATCCATTAAGCATAAAATCTCCATCATCCATATGATACCCCCACTTGCCTTCATGCCATCCCATGAGTCTAGGGCAAGACGATCCCTTTACACAACAAATATACTCACCATTGACAGTCGGATTATTATAGTGCCAGTTCATTTCTTTTTCCTCAATACTTGATTTTGTGGGTTCTGTAAAATTTTACTCTCACTGTAATCTACCATAGGATCGGCATTTGTCAACACTCCACTTTAGCATTTCTTTTCCCCAATAGTCTCATAATTAAAATAGGAGCGGTGGGATTCGAACCCACACTTGAAGGATTTTAAGTCCTTTGTCTCTGCCATTGGACTACGCTCCCATATGATATCATTCTATCATACTCATCGGCGTTGTCAAGATTTTTCTTTACTCCACATCGTACCATTCTTCAAACATTGGATAATATATTTCTGCAAATGGTGTGTTAACACCATCATTAATAACTAATCCTAATATTGGGGGAATCTCTTCATTATATATCATATATCTCTGCAATTCTCATAAAGATATTTGAATGTTGGAAAGCGAAGACTAATTCCTCCATCTTGATTATAGGTTTCTTCAAAATATTGTATTGTTATTGTTTGACCAAGAATTTTATTGGGATGCTTACAAAACTCTTTTCTTTGATCAATAGTAAAACCGCTACCAACATCAACGTAATTATTTTTGTGTTTAATGGTTACATTAGATAGCATAATTTCTTCATGCTCTTTTCCATCCTTGACATATCGAAATGGACCCATTTTTACATCAACAACTTCATACTCATCATCAAAAAAACTTTTAAATTTAAGTAGGTCTTTGCTACGCTTACCTTTATATGGTTCATCAGCACGAAGCATCACGCCTTCCCAGCCATAATCATTACCTCGTTTTGTCCATTCGGCAAAATGATCATCATCTTTAATCAGTTCTTGACCAAGAACACTAAGACAAGCACAAGTATTATTTCTCATAACTTCTCGCAGATTATTATAGCGAATAGAATAAGGACGATTCTTCTCACCTTTCTTACTATAAAACTCATCGTGAGAAATCATATCAAAAATCTTAAAAGATGGATTAGGAATAGTATGATCCTTCTTTTTAAGTTGCTTCATCACTCCTTGAAAATCTTCATTACCATCGTCATCTACAAGACAAAGTTCGCCGTCAAATACTACATCAGTAATGTTAAGAGCCTTAATGCCGCCCCTAACGACAGCAAGAGTATCAAATTCCTTTCCTGTGCGGGAGTAGAAGGTAGTATCGCCATTACTATCAACAATACCAATACATCTAGCACCGTCAATTTTTCTGCTAACATACCATCCATCCTTCCAATTTACAAGTTTAGGCTCGTACTTATCTGCCAGAGCAACACTAAACTCTGGAATATGGTCAGGAATAGCCTTGTTGATAATCTTGTCACCAGCACGGGTTTTCAAATCCTTATCAATAATACAATGTATAAGTTCTTCATACTCAGAATGGTGTTCAATAAAAGTATTAACTGATCCAATAGCATCATGACCAGTAATTTTACGATTTTTTAAATCATTAAGAAGATCAAAAAAGTTTTTATAATAATGTCCGCGAAGATGATTTTTCTTTTTCAGATTGTCACTTGTTACATTATATTGCCAGAGTGGATGATATGTATAAAGCAATACATTTTTTGTGAATGACGCGGCAGTAGAGTTGTGATTGCAATAATCCTCAATGATAGTTTGCTTATCAATTGTACCGCTAGTGGCCCTAAGATCACGAACCATTCCCATAACATAATTAAAATCGTGAATCATAAATATCTCCATTGGTTAGCTTGTATTATACTAAACTCTACTACTAGAGTCAAGCATTTTTGTATTGCTCTTGGTATTCAACCCATTTATTATTAGTCATATGATTATATATTGCGAATGCTAACTTGCTAACACTTTTTGCTTGTCCACAAATAGATTCATCTTCTAATTTAGACCATGAATATGAATCTTCATGTTTTAAAGCGTGATAGCCATGAGACTTTGCCCAACTTTTTATTTCTTTCCATGTCATTGTCAATTATAATATCTAGAGTATTCTCCCTGTATATCGCTAATAAAATCTAATTTACCAGTATCATCTGGCCCATACATAAATTCTTTTGGAACATCTTTATAAACTGCTTTTTGTTTGGCTTCTTGCCAATCTAGGCATCCATACTTTGACCAGTATAGATACTTAAATCCATTATAATTTTTAGTATCACTAAGCATTTTCTCCATCATAATACAAAGTTTTTGTTTTGCTGATTGGGGCAAATGAGAAGATAACAAAAGATTAATATTATTTTTAGTATAATTTAAAAAGTCAATCGATACTTGCTTCCTCAGTTTCTGTTTCATTGTCTTGTTCCTCGTCGTTAATGGATAAATATGGAACCCAATTAGAATTATCATTTTCTGATTCGTCATCATTACACAATAATTCAGTTATATCAACATCGTTCTCATCACCATTCTCATAATTGTATAACTTAACATCAGTTTCTAAAAAATCTTTGTTAAGTCTAGCCTGTTTGTTAATAAAATTTTTAAGTTCTCGCCAAGTCATTTTTTTCTCCTTTTGGATCATTGTATACCATCGACACTCTATGGTCAAGAGCTTGAAACATTTTCTTCAACTTCGATGATATCTAATCTCATAGCTGAATTAGCATATCTATTCGGATCCGCCATACCATTATTTATACGATTCTTAAAAGTCATATAATATCCGCGATCATCTTTACAAACAACAACATTCATTGATTCATTTAAAGTAATAGGCCCGTTATCCTTAATATATTTATATTGTTTATGATCAATAACCATATCTGATGTGCTACCAAAATGAGTTTTAGTAGTAATAACTGTGCCTGTTTGATGTACGGGTGCTTTGTAATACTTTTTAGCCATGTTTTTCTCCTTTAGATGCTTCAAATATTATACAATTTTGTTCACTATCCCAGCAAGTTTCTAATTCTCCCCTGACTGCCATACCACATAATTGAATACCTAATACCCAATTATTAACTTCATTAAATACTTTTTTAAGAATTAAGGAATTTATATGGTATTCATCTTCTTTTTTGATACTATATTGCTGAATAATAGATTTGATCTCTTTGGGTCTAATAAAATTCTTTAGTTCATCAATTGGAATACTCATACTTTTAGCAACATCTTTACCAATATGTTTAGACATTCGCGTTATATTTTTAATCTTAACTAGTGGATCATTATACATTATAATCTCCTTATATTGAAATGCAAGATAAATATTTATCTATAGCAAGATCTTTCATCTTTAATTCAAAATCAAGATCAAAATCAAGACCATAGGTATTAAAGTATTTCTCCGCATAATCAGCGTGCGCTCTTGGATTATTACCGGGGCGGCTTTCACTGTAATGGAACAGTGGCGTAAAACCCCTCCACGTTGAATAGCAGGCCCGTATAGCCGTTTCCTCGTCTAGACCGTCTGGATGGCAGGCATGGTGCAAATAGTCAAATGTGATGGGGATATTGGTCTGTGGGTGGAATATCTCAGTAAGTTCTTTGACGCTCCAGCAGTTTATTTTATCGTCGTTCTCAATAACAAGCCTGCTACGGCAATTGGGATCAAGAAAATTAAAACTGTTAAGAAATCTAGCAATAATATCGTCATATGATCCGTTCTTATTATGTACGTGCAGATTTATTGGAGCATTGTAATTAGCTGGACAACCTATTCTATCCATAAAAGAGCTATAGAAATTTAGCTCGGTAATGGTTTTTTCTGAAACTTCGTTAGATATACTGGCTAAACTATTATACTCTGATGGATGTAGAGACACCCTAACTTGATTTTGTGATATTGTATTAGCTATTGAATCAAATTCATCTTGAATATCGTCATAATTTGGTAAATCTTCTAGATCAATATTTGCTTCATCATAAGTAATAAGAGGAAACAAATCACTACTAAGTCTGTAGCAATAGTTATTACTAGCACAATGCTGGATAATACTATTGGTAGCATACATATTGTTGAGTATGCGGTCGCCCAAAATAGACAGTGCTTCTTCTCTAGGTAGGCTAGAGAATCGTTTAAATGTCATTGTTTGGAACTTGATTGGATCATCAAGTTCTTGCAACTGGAGCGAAATGCAACAAAGTCCGTATCTCATGAGCGTATTCTATTATACCGTTTCTGCGTTGTCAAGAGCATATTTTTTATATATGCTATTAATTTGTATTATCAAATCTGTAGGGGCATTCTTTATTACTTCATTATCATCATTATCTGTAACATAAGCTTGTATTTCATCATACAATACTTCGTTAGTATATCCTTTGTCTAACAGATATTGCTCAGATTTAATCAAACTACCATTTATATGGTGCTGATCCAATAATTTAGTGATTTCTATAAAATAGTCTGAATTAGTATAGAATAGAGCATGAGCAAGTTCGTGTCTTATAGTAGACTCTTCGTTAGCCCCAATTATATAAAAGCTGTCTTTCCTATACTTAAATAGGTTTAGCAATTCCTGCTCTTTATCTGTAAGAGGATCAAAAAATCCATCTTTAAATGGAGTAAGAACATAACTAGGGAAATTATATCCAGACCAATCAGTGCAATATGAATTAGCACCATATTGGGTAGAATACCAGTGTAGATATTGGCCCCTTGTAAATATTTGCTTACGAAATTGAGGATTGGGGCTTTCGTAGTATTCTTGAAAGCGCATGAATGTCTCGCCCAACTCTATATTAGAATCGGCGGATATTAATACGCTATTGAATTTATGTGATTTTGCTATAAGCATTCTGGCACGACTTCCTCTACAGGATTATACATCGTCCAGAGTGCTTGTCAACCTTGATTTTTCTTCCAACTGAAAAGACTGTTTAGCCAAGCTTTTCTTTTACTACAATTACATTCTTTTAATCCAAACCATTCCTTAAATCTTTCTTCTGTAATACCTACAGATTGCAAAACGCCTTCCACAACATCGCCCAAACCTACATTATTTGAATCTAAATAACTATTAGGATTAATGCCCCTTTTCTCTAATTCTGATATAACATTATCCATTTCTTGTCTTATATCTGACATTTTTTCTCTCCTATTTGTGGGTTTTTCTCCACTTTAATATCTTATTATACCATTTTCTGTGGGTAACTTTCCACTTATAGACATTGTATTATACACCTAAAACCGATAAAAAATGGGTGGTTATAACACTATGCTCCATAAGCGTTTAACACCATAAAAACATATATATAATAAACATAGTAGTAGTATACAGAATAGGTATAGAAGAATGAAGATTAGGATGTATAAAGATGAGGATATTAATGTGGCTAATTCACATATTAAATAATAATTCCATATTGATTTCATAGTCATCATGGTAGTTATAGGGTATGTATAGAAAAAGACCCCCTAGAGTGTGCATTGTTAAGAGGCATAGGGGGTTTGCTAGAGTTATTCTTGTATATGTAATAGAGCGTATTCTATCATACTTAGATATTGATCCACTTGGCTAGGGGTCATTTCACGACCATGAGATGCTAGAGCATATCTATAGAGTAATCTTTCTTTGGGCGGCATCTTTACAAGATCTTTTAATTCTCGTATTTGCCCCTTATCTTTAATTTTAGAGAATTTCTTGAAAGTTTTGTATAGATCATCATAGTCATTATCTAGACCATACATATCTACCATATAATCGCAGAATTCTTTCTTCGTAATCATGTTTTGTCTCCCGTTAAATTTGGCCACTTTTGGGCCTAATATTTAGTAATAGGGATAGTATTATTAGAAATTTGATACGATTTGGTCTTATTATATAAATTACGTTCGAACGGGAATATTGACCTTCATTAGCTTGTGAGGGGATCGGTACATGTTGGGAATATCTTGAGATCGCATCTCTGGTCCCATATATATATACCCGAATCCAGAATCGTTAGCATATACAACCAAGCCCTCACCTTGCTGATTCATCACTTTATATATTCCAGCATCAGTCATATACTGACGATCACCATTACTACCAACATAATAGTTACCAGACCTACCAATAACTTTTATAGTATCTCCATTTTGAAGAGATGTCCAATCATCAACTTCAACATATCGCTTACTCTTCTTTACCTTCATAGCTTTAGTTTTGGTTTTATTATTAGAAACAAACTCATGGTTACAATGTTTACAATTATGTGACCTTGCTCCATTAATATTATTACAACTAGGACAAAGTTTTTGACCACGTTTAGGTTTCATATATTCTCCTTAAGTATAATCTCACTGACTACCAGTACAGGCCAGATCTTGAATATTTGGGAAAGACATTCGCACATAGTATACCATAATTATCGATCTTGTCAAGATCAAAAATTTAAAGAATCTCGCTGACTATCAGCATTGTGGCGATCTTATAAGATAAGCTACGACAATATCGTTAGCTCACCACTGCTCTTATTAAAAGACGTAAAGAAGCTCTTGCTAATGAACTTACCTTCAATTCCATCAACCAGCCGTTTACTATATATATTAACGCGCCATCTATCATCATAAACATTCATACTCTTACAAAAGAGAAAATCTTGTGGCTTATCAACATGACTAAAGATTACATCACAAGGAGTAATAACATAATCATTAATCTTCTTACTTGGAAAACCTTCTACATTTTTCATATTATATTTCTCCATTTCTCGCTGACTGTATTGCAATAACTTGATCTCGACGCTTCGCGTGAGACACTCCACAATTTCTCCAGATTACCATAGTCCCCCATTTTAATATATGAGAGAATAAGATACTCCACCAGCCCCATTATACCTTATCGACATACTAGACGCAAGTGCTTGAGAAGAAACGACTTACGTTCAGTGGTTTATAGACTTGACGTAAGTATTTGGTATATATATATTTATGGCAAATCCGGCCCCGCCCCGCCAGCCGTAAACCCTTGCGGGCAACGGACTTACGGCGAGTCATCAATCAACGCTACAACGCTTCCCAAGCCTTTTTTACTTCATTCATAGCCTCCTGCATTTTCTTATGAATTGGCGTATCTTTGTTTACCTTTTCATATTCTTCAATAACAGGAGGTTCATAGTCACACGTTCTAAACCCTGCATTTTCTTCTACAAAGTCTAAATCTAATTCGCCTATAAGGTCATGGAGTTCATCAGGATCTTTTGCCTCAACTACAAACTCCGCGACCTTTGCTTCCACGTAGTTCATCTTTACTTTATACTTTGGCATATTAATTTCCTTTATATAATAGTGAGAGCGGGATGGCGGGATAAGTTATATATTATGCCCGCCACCCCAACCCTCCCACTAACTAAGCGGTGAGACTGAACACCTTCTCGTAATCCTTATCGGTAAAGGTATCAGCACGACGCAGGATCGTAGCCCAGCGGTCTGCGGACGTTTGCAGCAGACTACCAGCGATCTCATCGAACTTTACCCAAGTCTTATTATCGAACTCCTGACCCGCACGGGTTAGACCGTTGATAATACCGAACAGGTTACGATGCCCAGCCTCATATTCACCATACTGATTAAGAAACTCCGTAGCCTCACGCTTCGACAGTTTATAATCCGAAGCGACCGACGCGATGATACCCTTCACACTAGCCTTGCCAGTTTCCATAGCACGGGTAGCGAGGAAGGTCTTAATGCCGGGAGCAAGCAACGGAATCTGATGCTGGATATTCTCAGCGATTTCCAACTTGAGTTTATCAAGGTCGATATTACCACGGTGAACCCGACGAATCTTCTCACCAGCAGTCTGACCCCAAATGCACCCGTTCATACAAATAGCACGAAACAGGCTAGGCGTCTGACTAATCCGGCGAGTACCAATCTCGCAGTTACCAACACTAATCATACCACCATAATCACTATCGTCCGAACCGTAGTCCATGATAGTATCGGGGATAAGGATATTACCATAGATAGTATCCTCATCGCCACGCCAGTGGCTGAAACGACCGCCGGGAACAAACTCCGAGAGGCTTTCCAGATACCAGCGGTTATCAACCGGAGCATACTGCTCAGTCACGAACGCACGGCAAGTACCATCCGTATAAGTACGGAGTCGGAACTTCTTATCGGCATCAATACGTCGCAACGCATTGTTACCAACGATAGCCATCGTGTTAGCGTCATGAGAATCGAAACCCTCAATGTTACGCATCTCACGCAGGAACGAAGACGAAGTAACACCCGAACGAACGCTAAACTGTTCCATAGCGTGATCGGTAGGGCGGAACTTGCGACCGTCGTTCAACTTGAAAAAGAAATCGTCATTTTCCGAAACGCAGGTGATAGCCTTAGTCTCGACAAGAATATCCTCGCGGTTCTCAATCGCAACCTGACAGGATTCCATGACCTGTTCGTAGGTCTTGGTCTTTGCCCACCAATCCTTGTGAACATGAGTGCCATCCTGAAATCCAGTGCCAGTATTACCCTGAAGGGTACGAACAAAATTACCCTCAGAAACATCTGACTTAATCGCCAACTTTTCGTAACTCATCATAACTCCTTAGTAGTGGGAACTAACAACTCAAGTATTATACAACATCATTCGTCGCTGTCAATAGACGGCGGAAAGATTTTATCAAAACAAATACCACAGGTTTGACTAATCAGTAGTTCACGCTCTGCCGCAGACAGATACGGCATAAGGTCTTGAATATATCCCGAACCACTCAACCAATCAAGCATATCCTGACGATTATAAATGATGGAATATCTACATCCACATTTATTACATTGAACATCACAAACACCGTCACGGCCATCCACAACTGCTACCATGATTTCTCCCTTTGCAAGCATCATACCATAGATATCGGCACTGTCAACCCCTCACCATTAGAAATAATTTCTTGACGTAAGTTGTTTGCTGGTAAGGGTTTATGGCGAGTCGCGGCCCGCCCCGCTCATCGTAAACCCTTGGTGGATAAGGACTTACGGCAAGTATTCTTTAGAAGTTCTATATAGCCTATTTGGCAAGCCTTCGTATGCCTTTACAGTGTTCCATGACTCAATATGTATAGTATTTTCGTCTGGATATTGTGGAAGTAAAGACTCGCACTGTTTTACAGCATCATCAATATTATCACAATTACGAACTACGAACTCTATATTAACATAGTGATACATATTTAAACCTGTACATTATAGTTTTGAAAAACTTCTTGCCACGTTGGAAATTCGTAGAAAGGATTCCCTTCGTTTACGCAATTTCCTGATTTATCATATAGATCATAGAATTGCACATCACGAATATCATATTGTTCCATATTATCATAACAAGCATATATATCAAATACTTGTTGTCCAGAATCGTTGCTATCATAGTAATAGGTGGCCACATGTTCGTTCATATACTTATCCTAAAATGTATGGGGGAATATTGGTTACTTTATAAGTCAAACTATTCCTATTTATTTATCTTGATATAGCATACTCCAAACAATAATCATTATCATAAGTTCTATCAAATGATCTCCCTAATGGTGATAACAACATCACAGTAGGGCGAGTAGGAGTCGAACCTACCTATGGTCACCTTATAAGAGTGATGGATGCAACCGGCTTACCTTTCGCCCCATGAACTAGCAGCCCACACCATTATAGCATGGGCTACTAGCCCGTCAAGGGAGATCAACGATAGCAGGAGGCTTCGACCATCTTAGCAAACAGCAGGGTTCGCACGGTATTATCCATAGCACGCACCACCGCATACTTACCATTCGGGCCAGTACCAACACGCTCAACACGGCCCGTGTGAAACTTCAGAATGTTCCGGTTACCATGCAGCGGATACTTGCAACGAACGTGACGATCCTTCTTCAGACTAGCAAAGTTATTCATTATAATCAACCTCCAAAAACTTCAGACTCAACTTGCGAGAAAGTCACGTTGACCTTCTTCCCTTGACAATCAACCACAACACCCTCACGGGTAATCTTCACAACAGTACCAACCTTGAGTTTAGTACCAATACCAACAATCTTCATATTAGTCTCCTTGACGTTACTACTACCACCAACTATCATACATCACAGTGAGTCCGCTGTCAAGAGCCTCTCTTGCTTTACGAACAAACTCCAAATCCTGTTCCTTATAATGATCGTCGCTATCGCTACCAAAGAAAAACCCTGTGGTGCTAGGCATTTCATTATTAGTAATAGACTGTTCCAGACTGTCCAAATCCTCATGGGTAAGTTCCACGGGAATACAGTTGAAATCACCCAACGTATTATTCTCGTTACGATCACCGGGGCGACCTTTACTTTCCCACAGATTCTCCATCCAACCTTGAAGATTAGGATGCTTACGCCAGTAGGCGATTTCTTCCTTAGATCCATTGTTGGAAACGGCAAAAGCAAACTGATCCAGACCCATTGTAAATCTCCGTGTTAGTGGTGGCTAGAGTCGATACTAGACTACTTGGGCTTCATCTAGTATCGACATTCTAGCAGAACGACTTTAGAAAATCAAGCCTCAACCGTTTCAGTCGGCTTGGTCTTGGGAGCCTTGGGAGCCTTCGCCTTCGGGGCTTCCTTGATTCCCGCAACCCTAGCCCGCCAAACCTTGAAGCCTTGCTCCTTGAGAACCTCGGCCTTCACGGTGTTATGAACAGCGGCAATACTACCGATACCATCCACAGCATTTGCCAGAAGGGTACGAATAGTCGCCGTGTCAATACCAACTGGCGAATCAGTAACAATATCAACCGTAAAAGTAAACTTATTCATTATAATCTCCATTTTCAAGTTAGTGTTATCAACCTTACTTAAATGATTCTACCATACTATATCGACCTGTCAAGCCCACGATCTTGAAAAAAATAATTTTTGTCATAAGTCCTTGTGGTGTAAGGGTTTACGGCAAATCCGGCCCCGCCCCCTTGTTTCTAAATCCTTAGTGGGTAAGGACTTAGATCAAGTATCTCCAACGCGAACCACGCAGCCGATTCTACGCAGTTCTTCAGCCAT